TTGTCTTCGGTCTAGACGACGACGACAAGAGTATTTACAGCGAAGACGTTTTGAACCATGCGGTTATCAACCCGAGAATGCGCATGGGCGGAACGCTAAACCACATTGCCAGAGACAACAAGGACGCATACGACTTCCTTGCCTTCATGGGTGATGACCATCGCCCACGGACAGAGGCGTGGGACAAAATTCTTTGTGACGCAATCGGTGACAAGCCGGGCGTTTCATACGGGGACGACCTGCTTCAGGGTCAGAACCTTCCAACCGCAGTTGTGATGTCTGCACACATTGTCCGAGAGATTGGGTACATGGTCCCCCCGTCCTTGACCCACATGTACATGGACAACTTTTGGCGCGATCTTGGCGTCAAGCTGGACAATCTCAAATATGAGCCAGACGTAATTATTGAGCATCTGCACTACCTTGCAGGAAAAGCAATTAACGATCTTCAGTATCAAGAAGTTAACAATCCTGCAGTCTATGAGAAGGACCGCTTGGCATACGAGCAGTATCAAGCCGAGCAAATGGACAAAGACGTATCGGCGATCAAGTCATGAATGTCCTGATTACTGGGCATCGCGGGTTTGTAGGAAAACACTTTAAGAAGTTTTACGAAGACCGTGGCGACAAGGTGTTCGGCATTGATATCGTTGGAGAGCCGTCGCGCGACGCTCGGGACTTCTTCAGAAAAGACGACATTCAATGGGACCTAGTCATCCACCTTGCAGCCGTTGTAGGGGGCAGGGCAAAGATTGAGGGAAACCCGCTATCTGTTGCTGTTGACCTGTCCATTGACGCCGAAATGTGGCAGTGGGCCATCAGGACAAAGCAGAAGCGTGTGGTCTACTTCTCTTCATCAGCAGCTTATCCAATTGAACTCCAGCGAAGAGAGGACCACGTATCGCTTGCCGAGCACATGATTGATCTAAACAATCTTCGTAACCCAGACCTTACGTACGGATGGTCAAAACTTACGGGTGAGTATCTTGCGCAGTTTGCCGAGGCAGAGGGTGTAAGAACGCATATTTTCCGCCCGTTCTCTGGGTATGGCGAAGACCAAGCACTTGACTACCCGTTCCCGTCGTTCATTGATCGCGCCAAGAGGAAGGCAGACCCATTTGAGGTCTGGGGGGACGGCCTGCAGACGCGGGACTTTGTTCACATTGAAGATATTGTAAACACGGTGGACGCTGCAATAAAGCAAGACTACCGCGACCCGTTGAACATTGGCTGGGGTCGTCCAACCTCATTCCTTGACCTTGCTGTCATGGTCGCCAAGGAGGCAGACTACCAACCAACAATCCAGACGCACCCAGATAAACCAGTTGGGGTATTTTGGCGAGTGTCGGACCCGACGATGAGCTTCCAGGTTTACCCGCCAAGGATTACGCTTGAGGAAGGGATCAGAAGGTCGCTCTTGACGCCGTAGCCTGCGGCAGGTATGCTCGCAGAGAAAGGGGGGCTATATGGAGCCAATTGAGCATCTAATCTATAAAGATGATGAGCAGACCTTTGAGAAGGTCTTTGGGAAGATTTACAACGAGGCGTACGACCTGCTGTGTGAAAAGCAGTCACGCTACGGTGATTCCAACATTGAGCAGCTTGGTCTGCACGGAGTCATTAGCAGGATCGGCAACGACAAGATTGCCCGCGCAAGAAAGTTTATGCAGGGAAAGATTGTTGACGGTCAAGTGATTCTTGACCCGCTTGACGAGAGTACTCACGAATCTCTTGCCGACACGCTCCTTGACATTGCTAACTATGCTCTGATTGCGGTTGCGCTGCAACGCGGCCTATGGGGCGCCCCAATGGAAAGACACCTACCAGAGCGACCTAAGAAGTGAACAACGCACTCCTTCAGGCAATTAAGGCAGCCCGAAAAGAGGGTCGCGCCGATGCTATTCGCGAAGGAATGCGCGCTCTTCACTCCTCAACGGCATGGGCTATGGCGAAGCAAGATGACACCGAATACCACCGCGGATTACGCGATGGAATCGTGATTGCAATGGAGGCGATAGGGTATAACCGATGGGAAACCAACCAAGATACGAAGTCTGGAAAGTAGAGCGCGACGAGAAAGGGGACGGCTATAGATGGGCGATATGGGACAACGAAAGAGAAATGGTGATCTTAAGCGGCGTGTCTCCAAGCGGAGACGACGCGGTCCAGGAAGTAAAAGACTCGATTACTTTCCTGATCAAAAGCGACCAGACACCAAGCAAGCCAAGTCAATGATGGATAGCTGGTTTGGGGTCTCATTTGAAATGGGACACAAAGAGGCAAGAGAAATGTACTCTGACCCAAACCACGTTGCCGATTGGCATAGAGACGCCATAAAGAGCACGGTTGATTTCATCTCAAAATCAGATAGCACTGTGGTGATGGAAGCCCCAATTGCCTCATGCCCAGTCTGGTCTGTGACTGTTAACGCAACATTTAACGGGATATCACATCAAGATATATTTGAGTCAGTTGATCTTCGCGATGTAGTGAACGGAGCAATCGGATGGGCAAACCAGAAGAGAGTCTCATAGCCAGCGTACGTATAAGGCTGAAGATTCTGCTCGACCAAGCCGTTACAGGGGACAGCCCAAACGCCATACACGGGATTGGAAAAGACCGTGATGGTAGGGTTGAACTAGTTACAAGATTGGCGTATATTGCAGGGATCAACAGGTCAATAGAAATTATTGACGAGGAAGTTATGAAGGGGGAGCAACGTGGTGACGAGAAAACAGGCGATACTTGACATCCTTAACCAGACACCTAACGAGTGGGTGAATGGAGACAGGCTTATGCAGGCGGACACTGGCGGTGGACGGTTTGGCGCACGCATTGAAGAACTTCGTAAGGACGGGTTCACCATTGAGGGTCGTCGCCACCCCGACTCACGAAGAGACATCTGGCAATACAGAATAATTAACATCAACACTAGGCGGGTTGTTGGGTTCTGGTCATGCACATCGTGCGGCGAGGAAGTGACAGCCGACCTCGCAAGTGGCGGCGTCGTAAGCGTTGATCCGAACTTCGTTGAGCTGATGTGCCCAAGGTGCAAGAAGCGAAGATTCTTCAAGAAAAACAAGTCATGAGAAAACTACTCGTCTCACTCGTTGCAATCGCTGTGATGATGGCGTCGCTTGCAGTTCCAGCCGAGGCAAAGACCAGGCAAAAAAAGTATAGGGTCACTTATACTTGGCAACAGTTCGGCCCGATTTTCGGCTGGGCCCAGGATCGCATTAACCAGCCGTTCGGCAGGCTGGACGGAAGGAAGCCATCCATCAGCGGGTCTGGAATAGATATCTATGTGATTGATACCGGAATAGGAGACGAGGACTGTAACGGTCACGGCTCGTTCATCAACAGCCTGTTCGTTAGCAGCGATTTAGGAATTGTGAAAGAAGCCAATGTTGTTGGCGTTAAGGCCCTTAACTGCAACGGGGTTGGCTCGGAGCAAGATGTAATTGATGCGGTCATGTGGGTGATTGAGAACGCAGACCCATCTTCATCCATCGTCAACATGAGCCTGGGCGGCCCCCCCTCTGCCCCTGTGGACGCTGCCGTCAAGGAGTTGGCGCTCCTCATGCCAGTAGTCGTTGCTGCTGGAAACGAAGCATCAAGCGCATGCAACTCCAGCCCAGCAAGGGTTGCCGAGGTGATAACGGTAGCCTCAATGAATTACGTGAACATGAGGTCAAGATTTTCAAACTGGGGGCCTTGCGTTGATATCTGGGCTCCTGGGGACAGAATTGATGGCTACGATGAATTGGGGAAAGAAAAAAGAGGTAGCGGGACAAGCTTCTCTGCGCCACTAGTCGTTGCCGCAATTGCATTCGTTGCCGACAGGGATAACGCCACCACTATGCAGGCGGCGCAAACTGTATTTAACGAGAGCAGCAACATGCCAATCATTGACGGACGATGTACCGCAGGGCTGGTTAGGTGCAAGGTTTTGTTCCTACGAGATGAACCGTACGACTGGCTTAGAAACGACTCCCCGTCTTGGCTCCAGTAAAGTAGAAGTTCGTTCCAGACAGGTCCGCTGCATACACCAAGGCGTCAACTAGGTCATCATGTTCGCCGTTCGGGAACGCGGCCATCTCCGCCTCAAGTTCCCTGATGCCGGGGGCGTTCTTGACATGGAAAACCTTCCCCGCCTCGTATCGAGCAGCCAGCGCCCGAGACCTTGTCACCTTGTCCTTGTCGGGTCGCACTGGTCTTGCCGGAAGGTTTGTGGTGCCGAGTATCTCCCTCACGAATGTGCTTTGGTGCTGAACGGCTTCAATGTTCACAGACTCAAAGTTTCTTGCGCTATCAGAAACATTTCCAGCGTGAGGCAGTAGATACTCTGGCCATAGCAGCCTAGGTCCGGACTCCTGAACAAGAGCGCCCTCTTTGTTTACCCCGGTCAGCCAATCCTTGTGCCCCTCTGGAAGCCTAGCTTTCCATGCGCCAACAACATAGAGGTTGTGGTCTGAGTCCTCTATAACCTCAACGCAGGACGTGTAGTCGCTGCGCTCGGATGCGGACGAGGCAAGGTCAATCCCCACCCTCCGCGCACCATCTGGGGCCTTGTCAATGTGTTGAAATTTGTCGTACCTAAAGATGTTGCCACCCATTGAGGTCACATCGTTTTGAAACTGAAGCATAAAGATCGGAGTTCCTAGTTCCTCCTTCTTCTTGTCCATGTCTTCAACCGTATACATCTGCGGCCAGAGAATCTTTCCCTCCTCAACGGCACGACGAAGCATGACCGGCGTTCCCTTCTCTTTTAGCCCAGCGTAGAAGTCGTCCTCGTGCCACCTAGTTCCGATATACCAACGCTTTGCACCAGGAACAAGCATAGGGTCAACAACCTGCCAGTAAGTGTCGGAGGCCTTTTGTCGCTGCACCGCCGTGGCGTTCTCCTTCATGCCCACCATGTCGTCGCCGATGAGGATGTCTAGTCGAGCACCGGGCTTGATAGACCCAAGACCATCGGCAAAACAGGTCGCGTCCTTGCCCATGTTTGCACCCTTGATTGTCCAGACCTCATCTGTCCATTTAGGACCAGCAACACCACCCTGTGCCCACTCAAATATTTCAGCAAAGTATGTGGATTCAATAATGGACTTAATCGCCCTAGAACGGGCAAGGGCGTCAGATAGCACGGAGGTAAGAATGCCAACCCGTATCTTTCCTTGATTGACGCCTATCAGCCGAGCAACTCGATGAATAAGCTGGGTGGTCTTGGCATGTCCGCGAGGCATGAGCACAAGGGCGCGCTCATTCTTGTCTAAGAATCGCTCCATCTCACGGAGGTGTTTTGGGAATACAAGGTTTCCGACGTATTCCGCGAAGGCGGCGTCAGACGTTTTGGCTTGTTCCCTCAACCACTGTCGGTACATCTGGCTGTTCAACTTCTGCCTCCTCTAGCGCTTCCGCCCAATTTCTCATTCTGCCCGCAAGATCCAGCGGGCTAAGCACATCAATAGGGTGATCAGATACGACAATCTGCAGCGGCCCACCGTTTGGGCCAGTCAGTTCTGTCTTTTGGGCCTCATATGCGCCAGTAAGTTTGGCGATCCTGTCTATAACCTCAAGTTGAAGTTTAAGGAAAGCTGCCTCTCCGTTGTACGACTTGCCCTTAGCGTTTGTGTGCCCGCTAGAGGCCATCTTTGCAATGTGGTTAGCGCGCTCAAGCAGTTCAACCTTTGTCTCCGCCGTCCCTATTCCCTCCTCAACCCACTGCTTGCGTATTGCGGCAAGGTGCTTCCTGACAGTATCTGGTCTTAGCTGAACAACCCCAGCGATCTCCTCAATGGAAACACCAGAAAGGTGCATATTTTTTATGCGCGTCATGAGGATGTCGCGGTCAGCGTTGCTTCGTCGTCCAACTTGTGCCATGAAGGGATACTATCATATAATCTGATCTTGACGGCAAGTTGCAAATCTGCCCAAGATCACATAGGATTAGACCATGAGCAGAAACGGCCCCCCAAGGCAATACGCGTTTGACCAGAGAACAGAGCGTTTTAGGCGCCTTGTTGAAGCCTGGTCAGATCGAGTCAAGGTGTCCCCAAATGCAATTTTTCACTTTGCAACTGAGTATGGTCGTACCTATCACTGGATGAAGGAGCGGTGGCTTGGTGGTGTGCCGGTAAAAGATTACGACCTAGCCTGGCTTGAGGAAACAATAACTCGCAGAATAGGGGTAGGGGTTTCTTTGATTATGGCTAGCGAGAGGCTTATGCTGCACGAGAAGTCTGTTGCATCCATGTGCAAGCAATGCGTGTACGTCTCAAAAACAAACTACTGCCCAGATAGATCATGTGCCCTAAGGCCAGTTTCACCAATGCCCCTTAGGACCAAATGACAGAAAATAGGGCGTAAGCCTAGGCGAATGCCCCGATGCCTAGCGCGGGTACTCGGTACGACCAGTAATCCACCTAGGGGTCCCGTAGAAAATAAGCCCATAGAGTAGGCGGTTTCCGCAGGCTATAATCTAGCCATGGCACTTTCCACCTTTGACATGTCCGCGGAACAGGGTAGCGATTTTGCTACGACCGTTACCTACACCAATGACGCTGGAAGCGCAGTTAATTTGACTGGCTACACCTCAAGGATGCAGGTAAGGAAATTTGCTGGGTCAACAGCCCCATTTTTGACCCTCACCAATACAGGCGGAATGACCATCACGGCTGGGACTGGTGTGATTAGCGTTGCCATTACCGCTGCAGCCCTTTCAACGGTGCCAGCCGGTTCGTATGTCTATGATCTTGAGATTGTTAGCGGGGCCGGGGCGGTAACAAAACTGCTTTCAGGTGATTTTGACGTGCTGGCTGAGGTTACGCGATGAGCCCAGTGACCGTTACCGAGGTCAATCGCAACGTTTCTGTAACGAGCCCAGCATCGAGCAGCCTTACGGTTTCAACTGCGGCAGCTTCAAGCCCACATGGAACCTACACCCACACCCAAACTTCAGCCTCGGCAACTTGGACCGTAGTCCACAACCTGAACTGCAAGCCCTCGGTAACCATCGTGGATAGTGCTGGGAACGTGCAGATCGGAGAGGTATTGTATGACTCCAACAACCAGATTACCCTAGCCTTTGCTGCCGCGTTTAGCGGCTTTGCCTACCTAAATTGAGGAGATACCCGTGAAGGTCCTGACGAGTCTAACGCTTAGCAGCTTCCTAGACCTGCAGAAGAATGAGCTTCGCAATGCAACTATTCAGGTTCTTGCCACCCCGCCGTCTTCCCCTGCCACGGGCCAGATCTATTACAACTCAGACTCCAATGACGGCCCAATTGGCCTCATGGTCTACAACGGCGCCCTTTGGGAGTCAGTTGGATCTATTGATAGCCTTTCGGGAACAGCGCCAATCAGCGTCAGCGTTTCTGGTGGCGTTGCAACAATCAGCATCTCGGCGGCAGACGGCACGAACCCAGGTTCAATGTCCGCTGCGCACTACACGTTGGTCAATAACGCCACTGATGCAAACACCGCAAGCACAATCGTCAAGCGCGATGCATCGGGAAACTTCACCGCTGGGACAGTTAGCGCAACAAGCGTAACTATCTCTGGCTCAGTTACCAACGCAACCGACGCAGCAACTAAGGCATACGTTGACAGCGTTGCCACCGGGCTAGATGTCAAGGCATCTGTTCGTGTTGCGACCACCGCCAACGTTGACCTATCTGGGGCACTTGAGAATGGCGATGTAGTTGACGGAGTAACGCTTGCCACTGGCAATCGAGTGCTCGTTAAGAATCAGTCAACTGGCAGCCAGAACGGTATCTACGTTGTTCAGGCTTCAGGCGCAGCAGTCCGGGCAACCGACGCAGATGCTGACGCAGAGGTAACCCCAGGGCTCTTTACCTTCGTTGAAGAGGGAACAGCAAACGGAAACACGGGTTGGGTTCTTACAACTGACAGCCCAATTACTGTTGGTTCCACCGCACTGGCATTCTCGCAGTTCTCTGACTCCGCCGCACTAACGGCTGGATCAGGACTTACCCTTACGGGAAGTGACCTTTCGGTCAACGTTGACGACTCAACCATTGAGATTTCTTCTGACATCCTTCGTGTTAAGGATGCTGGGATCACCTCTGCGAAGCTGGCAACCAGCGCTGTTGATGTCTCAACTTCAACAGTAACTGGAACCCTTCCAGTAGCCAAGGGTGGTACTGGCGCCACAACTGCAGCAGACAACGCAGTGTTCGCTGGTCCTGCAACTGGTGGGCCTTCTGCCCCTTCATTCCGATCACTTGTCGCTTCAGACATTCCAAACCACGGCACTGATAAGCTCACGAGCGGCACGCTTGGCGTTGCCCGCGGTGGTACTGGTGTTGCAACATTCACCGCTGGTATCGTTAAGTCAACTGGCGGTACAGATGCGCTGACAACCGCAACCACGATTGCCCTTGGAAGCGAGGTTTCTGGCACGCTTCCAGTCGCAAACGGCGGTACTGGCGCAAGCACCCTGACATCTGGTGGCGTACTGCTCGGCAACGGGACAAGCGCTGTCGGTGCAACCACAGCAGGAACTGCTGATCAGGTTCTTCGGGTTCCTGGAGCCGGTGGCGCCCCAGCATTTGGCGCAATCAACCTTGCGCAGAGCGCTGCGGTTACGGGCGCACTTGCCATCGCCAACGGTGGTACTGGTCAGACTACTGCCGCCGCAGCCCTTACGGCACTTGGCGGAACGACGAAGTACACCGCGCAACTTGGCGACGGTACGGCAACGACCTACACGATCTCTCATGGTCTTGGAAACATTTGGGTGACCGCCGAAGTGTTCCAGACCTCTAACGGCGAGAAGGTATACCCAGACATCACCGTTGGGTTGACCGATGGGACCCCGAATGGCACCGTTGTTCTGGACTTTGCCTCTGCCCCAAGCAGCAACCAGTACAGGGTTGTTATAATCGGGTAAACCCCCGCTAGGAGGGCCCGATGCCAAAGCTACTTAACAAGGTAAATCTCCCGCGCTATAGCAGCGCGCCCTCAACGCCGTCAGAGGCCGACCTCTACTACAACACGTCAGACGACAAGATCTACGTGTACACCGGGGCGGCATGGGTGGAGGTTGGATCTGGCGCTGGTGGATCTGGGGTCTTCTACCAGTCATCAGAGCCATCAAGCCCAAGTGATGGCGATATCTGGATTGACTCAGACGATGAGGTTGCCTCCGTAACCTCAGTTACCGATTCAACCAGCACCACATCAAGCACGGTTGCGGCAAGTGCTACCGCAGTCAAGTCGGCCTATGACCTTGCCGACGGCGCAATTCCGAAGACGCTGACCACGACCACTGGCGACATCATCTACGCCTCGTCTGCCAACACGCCTGCTCGATTGGGCATTGGTACGGCAGATCAGGTACTCAGCGTGGCCGCTGGCGTGCCAGCGTGGACAACGCCTGCAGGTGGTGGCGGAATGACGCTGATTGCCACGGCAACGGCAAGCGCAGCAACAACGATATCATTCACAAGTATCCCGAGTACCTACAAGCACTTGTTTTTAGTTTGGTATGGAGTGTTTCAATCTTCAGACACAAAAGGATTCTTTGTCCGATTAAATAATGATAGCGCATCAGTTTACCAAGTAAATGGTATTGCCGTAAGCGGGACAACCGTATTAAACCTTACTGAAGCAAATGATAACGGTTTCGGGGCATCAAATGTGATTAATGCTGGAGTAATTGCAGATACAGAAAACTCTAACACAGTTCTTACGAAAACCTCAAAAGGATCTATGACAATCTACAGATACACCGATACTGGAAGAAGGTTTGTCACTTGGTCTCAAACCTCTTTTAGACCTAATATAATTACGGCTTTATGGAATAATATGCAAGGGATTTATAATCCATCTTCAGGATCAGCGGTTGACCGAATTGATTTTATCCGATCAGACACTCAAACCATAACAGGTACAATTTACCTCTATGGGGTGTCCTAATGCGTTATGAAGTAAACGTCACTACAGGTGAGATCATTGAGCGAGAGCCTACGGCTGAGGAACTGGCGCAGGAGGCTGCTGATCAGGCTACGGCGGCCGCTAGAAATGCCGAGCGTCTTGCTGCTGAAGCTGCACGCATTGCCTCAAAGGAATCCGCACGCGCTAAACTGGCTGCTCTTGGTCTTACTGACGAAGAGATTAGCGCAATCGTAGGCGCATAATGGGTAAACGGATATACGTTCGCTCTGCGGGAACCTGGGTTGATGTCACCACGCCCAGCGGGTCTGATGCTGACATAACGGCGGTTGTTGCTGGGACGGGGCTTACCGGGGGCGCATCAAGCGGGTCAGCCACGCTCAATGTTGATACAGCCACCATTGCCACTCGGACATACGTTGAGGAAATAGCAACGGGCCTAAACTGGCATGGGGCGGTTTCCGCAGCCACGACAGCCGCCCTTCCGAATTCCCCAACGTACACAGCAGGCTCAGCAGACGCAAGCTCAGGGTATGGGGTTGGCGCGAAACTAACCGCAACAACCTATGGCGTACTAACTGTTGACACATTTGATTTGGACGTGGTAGCGATGCGGGTATTGGTTAAAAACCAAGCCAACCAAATACATAACGGTATTTACAGGGTCACAACAGTTGGCGGAGCTTCAACGTATTGGGAGATTACGCGTGCCGCCGACTCAGATAACCATATTGCTGGACAGGTTGGCTCGGGCGACTCCGTATACTGCCTTGGCGGATCAGAAAATGCTGGGCAAGGGTTTGTTCTTTCATCAACTGGAGCAATTAACGAGTATGTTCACATCATCGGAACAGATGACCTTAGCTGGTCGCAGTTTACCGGAATTTCAAACATGGTTTCGGGTAATGGTCTGTCAAAATCTGGCAACACACTTAACGTCGGGGCCGGAACTGCAATTACTGTAAATGCAGATACCATTGAGGTTCAGCTAACAGACTCAACGTCATCTACATCAATAACAACTGCCGCAACTCCGGCGAGCGTCAAGGTTGCCTATGACGCCGCGGTAAGCGCGCAGACTACGGCAAACAGCGGAGTTTCAGATGCCGCAGCAGCCCAATCAACGGCAAATGCTGCAATACCGAAATCCCTTGTTACGGCAAAGGGAAATATCGTTGCGGCGACTGGGTCTGGCGTACCGTCTGCACTCGCCGCTGGATCTAATAACCAAATCCTTATTGCAAACTCTGCACAGGCAACAGGTTTGGAGTGGATCACTGCTCCGTATGCGCCTTCAGCAAACCCAGCAATTACTGGAAAAATTGTTATTGATAATAACGCTGGATCACCAGTTTCTCTTGGGAGCCTGAATACACAAACCGCAATTCAGGCAGTTAGCGCAGATGCAACACACACATCAATTGTGGTTGATGCTCACGGCACCGGAGTTCATGGATCGTACATTGCAAGGGCAACTAGGGGAACTGCGGGCTCCCCAACGGCAGTTCAATCCGGGGATACCGTTGGGTCAGTCATCTTTACCGGCTATGGATCAACTGGGTTTGTCGCTGGGGAGCCAGTAGCAATTCGTGGTCTTGCAACTGAGAACTGGACAGACTCAGTCAATGGTTCAAAGGTTGAAATTATTGTCACTGCCCCAGGGGGCACCACTGCCTCAACGGCGATTACCGCAACATCTTCCGCCCTAGAGCTGCCAACTGGCTCCGCCTTTAAGATTGCTGGAAATACGGTGCTTTCCGCCTCAACGTTGGGCTCTGGGGTCACGGCGTCATCCCTCACATCAGTTGGAACCATCGCAACCGGAACATGGAACGGAACGGCGGTTGGGATTGCGCACGGCGGGACTGGGGCAACCACTGCTGCGGACGCGGCAAATGCTATACTCCCGTCTCAGGTCGGTCAGTCTGGGAAAGTCCTGTCTACTGATGGGTCCGCCCTTTCGTGGTATTCCATTGACCTATCTAACCTGACTATTGATGGAGGGTCAGCATAATGTCAGACAAAATCATTAAGTTTGTATCTTCACGAAGGGTTCTTGAGGAGTATTGGCCAAAGCCAATCGCATCGTCTATGCCTCAATGGTGGAAAGACATGCCAGCCTATGGCGGATATGCCGGAGCCAAACCGGGCGAAAAGAAGATGGGCGGAGATGCTACCTACAACTCAACGATCAAGAGGTGCGTGCCCGTTGCAGACAGCCTTTCTCTCGGCTACGTTATTGTAACCGATCAAGACATTTATGCAAACATTGCCCCGCCAAACAACCCAGACGACCCAAACGAAAACGGGACAGTTTCTTTTTCGTGGCGCGGCGGTGTGGCCCATGACAAGGTTGTTGAGGGCCACACATTCGGTCAGGCAAAAGAGCACCCCT